CTCCACTAACGGTTGCATCTATTCTATTTCTACCACCACCTTGCTCTGAACTATTAATATCAACATTTAAAGCCATATCAAGATCTTGGTTAATATTATTAGTTTCCCAAGAATTCCAAATGATTGGACTTATACCTAAACGTGATCCATCAGCAGTATCAGTAACTTCTGCTTGCAGTGCTTCAGATAATCCTTGGAAAGAACCTTCCATTTGAATATCTCTAAGTTCAACTCGATTAACATCGATCCATACGTCGGCAGTTGGTTCTAATGCTATAGATCCTTCATAATTTTTAACCAGATAAGGAGTTACATTCTCAATCCTTGTTGCAAATGGTTGGTTAACCCATTCTACATCCTCATAATCAAGAGTTAAAACTTGACCAGTTCTCTTAATATTGGTAGCAGTAATGTTATCTGGATAATTAAGATCTGCACTTGCATTAGTTGTTGTTCCCAATCCAGCAATTGCATCTGAACCTAATTGTAAATTAAGAGAAGTAGTATAATGAGATGGTCTTAATTGTCCCATCTTAAGATCTACACTATTCTTAACACCAACAGTAAGATCTTGAACTCCTACTGCAGAGAAATTATCAATTAAGAATCCAGATTTAAATCTATTTTGTCCTTGAGAATCGGAAATAAAGAGATTAGCAGTATTAGATTCTAAAAGAGAAAGAGTAGTATAATATTCAAGATTCTTAATTCTATTTTCAAGTTTAAAGATATCACTCATTTGATATCTCTTATGATCTACATACGTAACTTGTACATTTTTAATATCATAAAGATATGGAGGAAGAGCAATATTTGCAACATTTATTGCATCATTGACTGCTCCAGGAAGTTTTGGATTATCCGAAGATTCTCCAACCTTTACTTGGAAAAGACCATCCTTAGTTAAATAAACTCTATCAAGTCTTGGAAGATAATAATTAAAGGATATAGTTTCTGACTCATCAGATGCAAAGATATATTTTGCACTATGCTTATCATCTGTAAAAGTTCTACCTGAAAACTCAAAAGGAGATCTTGCGTCAACAGCTACTGAATAATCATCGACTCTTGGACGTGCATCAATAATGTCAGTATTTCTAATAAGTCCTACTGATTGTATTTCTGTTCCAAAATCAAATCCTTCATAGGAATTGGCCGTAGTAACATCACCAGTGTCTGAAGATTCATAATATCCTTTAGCATAGATAATCTTCACACTTCTAGTCGGTGCTTTTACACCTTGTTTTCGCAATAGGTAACTATAATCATAATAAGTTAATTTTTGTCCATTATAGAAAGTATAATTATCTGTTATATTAGTATCTCCTTGATCCAAAGTTGAAGCAACACCATTTACTCCAGATTCTAAGAAATTAACAATTTCTCCACTTTGGAAAGTATTCTTATTTAAGTAAATAAATGATATCTTACTACTATTCTCCTGTATAGCATACATGGCTCTTGCACCACTAGTTGCTCCTACAAATTCTTCTCCAACAATTAAGTCATCAGTTTTGCCCGTAGGACCATCTAAAGATCCAAGAACTAAATTTGGAAGGGTAGCAGCAGAAGTATCATTAGATTCAAATATTCCATGTATTTTAACAACATCAGGAACGTTAAGAGATATCTTTTCATCTTGAACTCTAGTTCCATATGGATAATTTCCATATGTTAATCCATCATTTCTAGTCGTGGAAAGAGTACCTGCATTTGTTCCAGATCCTGAATTATTTGACTTATTAACTATAAGAGTATTGATAATTCCTCTTTTCTTAGATCTAGAAGTTACCTTACTCTTCCTTAAAGTGGCAATTAATCTTGCTTCACCTCCAGTGTCATTATCCCCTAATCCATTAATTTGAAGACTAGTGCTACCATTAGTAAAATCAAATTTATCTGAAGAAAGTTTTTCAGTGCTTCCATCACCTCTTGTTAAGACATATCTTTCTTCATCAAAAGGTAAAAATACTTGATTAGAACCTGCTTCTACACTAATAGTATTAGAAGAATTACTACTAATGGTAATATCAAATTCTCTTCTAATAATAACAGAAGAACCTTCTAAATCTACTGAAGAAACATTTCTCTTTGGTAAAGCAGCAAAGATCTTTTCATTATTTTCTGTTTTTTCTGTTTCTGTAGTTAAGAGTGTAAGATCATTAATAGATAATGCATTCTTATCTAAACCACCTTCACAAATTCCACTTACAGTAGTTACTCCACTAAGAACAAGATTATTTGGATTTACCTGATCTACCTTAGCAAAAGCAGGATCAGTTTTTCCTGGACGAGTATATCTCACATAATTACCACTGGTTACAATACCAGGAAAAGTAACATCTGGACTAGTAAAGGTTGCAATTGATCCTGCTGCAGTAGTAGTACCAGTTATACTTCCAACACCAATTTTAAATGAATCTGAAGGAATAACATCAGCAGAGAAAGTAGATCCAGCACCTGCATTGTCATGATTAACCAGAGAATAAACAGATCTTACATCTCCTAATCCATAATTTGTCCATCCAATACTTACTCTTGTTTCTGCACTATTATCAAAGATTAGTTTTTCACCGTTAATAAAGTTTCCAGAAATATCATAAACAGTTAAAGCAGTTCCAGCAGATACAGCATTCTTAAGGAATGCAGTTGCTCCACTTGAATCTCCTTTAACATGAGTAGGAACTGTAAGAGTAACTGCCTGATTAAGTTGCAAATCACCATAAGTTTGAATATCATATAAAGCAAGATCCCATCTATTTAAATTATAATTACTTACTTCATAACTTCCAGACTCTAATGCATAGTCATAGACCCTACCAATACCAATTTCTTTACCAGAAGGAGTTAATGAATTTATACCAACTCTATCTCTCCTTAAACTAATAGTTTCAGAAGTACTTAATCCAATCTTAGGAGATCCAGAAGCTCTATCAAGTCTTAATGTAGATCCAAAAGTAAAATTAACTGATTGATTTTCAAGTAAGTTAGTTTTTCTTGGTTTAGGTACATCTAAAAGACTAGGTGCAATAGTTTCAACTTCAAATCCTCTTACATATGCTTTTCCTGGTCCAATCTTATAAACCATCAAATCTTCAGATGGTGTTTGTCCAGAATTAGTTAACTGATTCTCTTTATAAATTCCATTATTACCTTTTCCATCATTCAAACTTTCCTTACAGAAAACATCATAAGCTTTAATATAATAATTTCCAGATTCATCAAAAGTTCTTCTTGCCAATTCCTGAGCAAGGATATTATATTCAGTTTTATCGTTTATTGATCTAAGTACACCATCCTTTACGTTAGCTAATTCAACAAAATTGGGAACATCAAAAACATCTAACGGTTTTTTTGCTAATTTAGCAGTAATCTTTAACCTATCAGCACCAGGAGCAGCAAAATTATTAAATCCATTCGCATTATCATTAAGCTGCGGATCCATATCCGCATTCACAAGTTCTTCAATAACATCTAATCCTACTCTATAACTAGGATTATTACTATACTGATCTAGAAGTAAAGTCTCACTATCAACAGTAACTAGATATCCTCTTAAAAAATAAACACCTTCTGCAAGAGAAAACGCAGATCCAGTAGAACAAGAATCTTTTGCAATTGTTCTAGCAAATCCTTCTCCTATATTAATAAAACTATTTCCAAAAGCAATATTATTTTCAGTAACTAAATTCTCTCCATCATTAAAATCTCTAGCTGAATTATTAACACCAGACTCATAATAATCAACATAAAGAGTAATATGTCCTCTGTCAGATTCGTCTGCTGTTATTACCTTTCTAATAATAGCAACTACACCGGAAGTTTCTCCAGTAATTTTTATCCCAACTAAATTATCCAGATATGTTGATACTGGAATACCAAGAAAATCGCTTTCAACTTCTACTGCATAGAAATTCTTACTATAAGTTAAATTTCCAGGAATTACCTTGGCACCTTCTTTAAAGAAGTGATTACCTAATTGCTCAACTTGATCTTGCAGTATTGACTGCAAAGTTGTAAGCTCTCTTGCCTGAACAGGAAAACCTGGCTTGAATAGAACTTTATAATAATCTTTAGCTTTACCGCCTATTTCCGGTTCATTGAAATCATCAAAATATGGAGCTACGTTAAGATTGGTTTCCTGAGACATAATACCTTAGAATTGCAAAATGACTTTAATGTCTTCTTTTTGATTTGATGATCTAGTAATTGACGGTCTATTATCAACATAAATGATATTACCCGAATATTTTTTCACTTCTGGTTGTGCCACACCCTTAATAAAAGATTGCCCTAAGTTATAGGTTCTACTATTTATTACAGTGTTTATACCCGGATTAGCAGAACTACCAAAAGTAGTTTGAATTGCTAATGTTGCACTTCCGCCAATAATATTAAAAGATCCACCGCTACCAGTATCAGCAGTAAATCTCTGCATAGTAAATCCATAAGTTGGGGAAGTATTCTTAGTTCCGTCAGTATTAAATCCACAATGGAATTTATCCTGCCAATACTTTAATACTCCTGTATTCTGATCATAAGCAATAACTCTACCAAAAGCAGTTGAACCAACCCCAATAGTCTGAGTTATTTGATCATCAGGATTATAAACAACAGAACTGTATCCTGCTCCAGCAAGTTTCAATGCATATACTGCACTTGCTTTATCAGCTGACAAATTAGAAGTAGATCCATAAGCTTTAGGATTTTCTACAACTCCAACTCTCGCAATTTGATTTCCAGTGACAAAATCAGGATTGTCGGTATCATTCTCAATTCTAGAATAAAGAAGAACGTTGTAAGCACCTAATTCTCTATAGATATCAGCACCATGTCCACCTTGAGGAGGAATAATAACATCAAATATAGGAGCAGTAGTTCCCTCAACCCCTTTAGCAGAAAGATCTAATGTACCAAAAGTATAACCAGATCCACCATTAGATATAGTTACACTTTCTACTTTAGCATCATTATTAACAGTTACGGTTGCTTCTGCACCAGAACCATCTCCTTTAATAGGAACTTGTGTATAAGTTTTATTAGCAGTTCCTACTCCAGCTCCTCTATTTTTAATAGTTACAATTTTTAGTTGTCCACTAGTTGAAGCATTATTTCTAACAGAAGCATCTGTAGTATTAGTTGCCCAATCTTGAGGAACTGGAAGATAATTAGTAGAGTCGAATTTAACAATATCACTAGGACTAATAGTATAAAGGAATTTCCAAATATACCCATCACCACTGGTTCCAGCTTCTCTTGGTTCTAAATCCGTAAAAGTAGGTTCATCAAGAGAAGGTCTTCCTGAAGGATTATCTGGAGAAGTACCATTTTGAAGACAAATATAAACTCTATAATCCTTGTTTAAGACATAATAATTTGCGGAGTATAAATTCACTGCATCTGATGGTTTAGCAACATCACTTGTGCTAATATCATTACGATACATATCATAAGTAATACCTGATGTCCAAGTTGCTTTAGGTACAACCTGTCTCACATCACTCTTACTAATTTTTTTCAAAGATACCATCGTATCCCAATAATTATCTTCCTGGTTGAAATTATCTACAGGAGATGGGGGAGATGTTTCCCAATCGGATTCATAATCAGTTGCATTAGGCAATCCAATAAAAGAATAATAAGAGTTGGCTGTTGAAGCAACCCCTGCTACGAAATTCTTAGCATTCAATATCCGAAGTTGATCAGTTATAATTGCAGCCATTGGACAATAGTTTTTTTACTTATTTAGCAAAGAATTAACTATAATTTTTCCACTTAAGAGGATAAAGTCTTCTGACGATGCCTCCAGTAGAAATTCCAGTTATTCCATCATTAGTATATGCATTATATGATTGAGGTTCAGTTCTAGTTCCAAATAGAATTTTACCCCAAGAGAAGTTTCCATAGTATCCACTATATCCAAGACCAGTTAATCCCTCAAGATTTGCTACGCTAACCGTAACTTGAGCAACAGCTGTTAAACCAGCACCTGTCTTAGATTCGGCTGCTGTCACTCCAATAGAAACAGCCGCAACCTCATATACATTATCTATAAAGGTAGATCCTATACCCAGAGTAGTATTATTTTGATAGAGAGAAGTTACTCCATTACCAACAGTAGAGTTACTGACTGTGAAATAATATCCAGTAGCAATTCCACTAACAGTAGTGACTCCAACAATATTAGAATCTCTTAATTCTGAATCAGGTGGAATAAAGAGATCAAATACTATACCAGTAGATGCAACACCAACAGAAGTAGATTTAATTCCAGTAATAATTCCAAAGTCACCCTGATATGTTACACTACTTGCTTTTCCTCTACCGGATGATGGTTCTGCAATAAGAACCACTGGAGGATTAGTAGAAGTATATCCTGATCCTGGAGTAGAACCTATAGTTATAGCACTAACAGTTCCACTACTCAAAGTTGCCGTTGCATATGCTTGATTATCGCCTGGTGTTGTTCCAATCCCGACAGGAGTACCAACTGTTACAGTAGGAACTGCTGTATATCCGTATCCAGCGTTACCAATAGTGAAGGATGAAATAGTTCCAGCAGTAGAAACATTAACCGTTGCAGCTGCAGCAGTTTTAGTATCCTGTGATATAATTTCCACGGTATATGTATTAGTATCAGTATTATCCTCATTAATAGGATCGAAGAATGGTTTTGCATTCTGAACCCATGCACAGGTTGACCCTACACCAACATTTTGAATTAAGTAAGATGTAGGTTGTAAGAGTGGTTCATAATGCTCTCTATCCTTACCAATACGAATTCCATCAATAACTTTATCTTCAGTCTGTCTGCACCATTTTACTGGTCTGACTAGAGTATCATCTGTAGTGATTCCTGGTCCTGCATATGGATTAGTTTCAACAGAATCAGTTGTATTAATTCCAGTAACAACTCTTGGATCTTGTAATAAACCAGGTCCTTGATCAAGTTTAGATTCATTTGACAACTGTAGTTTATCACCAACTTTTATAGTCTCAAGAATATCTTTAAAGACTACATCCACAGCACCTGTTCCCTTATAGTAAAGAATCTTTGTAGTATCTCCCTTCTTAGGTGCTTCAGTGAATGTCAGACTACTTCCTCCATCAAAGATATAAGATTCGCCAGGAACTTGGAGAATATCATTAACAAATACTAAGAGAGTTGATTTAACATCAATATTGGATCCTTTAGCTGATCTAATTGTCAGATATGAACCGTTATGCTTAATTGGGAATGTTCTATTAGATCCATCACACAGAGAATCAAAACTATCAAGAACTTGAAGATCCCCAATACTCCATCCAGCAAATGCATCACTATAAGTATCCTCAAGTGTAATCTGGAATTCTTTATATGTTAATGAAGTATCTGTAGGTATACCAGCAGATCCACCAACATCAACTGTTAATATTTCTCCTTGACCAAATCCATATCCAGTATTTCTAATTTCAAAATCAATTACACTAGATCCCTGTCCTACTACAATATCAATTTTTGCATGAGTTCCAATTCCACCTGTTGATTCGGAACTATAAATGAGAGGAATATTGGAATATGAGAGTGGATCATCAAATTTAACTTTTAAGTTCTTCTCAACTTTTCCACCTCTTGCATAGAAATGGGTTCTGGTTGATACTCCAGTATTAACCATGAAGGTATTAGTAGTAACACCAGGTAGAATAGGTGTTGGGAAAGATGCTGGATCTTCTTTACTTGATGAAGTTTGATTAGATCTAGGTGCAATAATAGCAGCTTGAACTACACCTCCACCTTGATAGAAGGTAGGAACAGTAGATGTTCCAACATTAACAACAAAAGTAGTTGTAGTTCCAACACTTTGAATAGGAACTCCTGCGTAAGTTGGATCGGGTTTTCTAGGATACTTATGTTCTGTAGAATTATTATCTCTTGCACAAGTGAATGTTAAGGATTCTGTTGCAATTGCAACATTTACTCCTTTACTAATACTGTGTCCTGCACCAATAGTTAAGACTAGATCACCAGTTGCTGCATCATAAGTAGCAGCAGAAACATCATCATACTTCAAACTAGATATTCCAACATTTAGTGAAATAGTATTAGCTGCTGTTGCCGCAATAGAAATTGCAGTATCATAATAAGTATCTGTCGATCTAGGATAAGTATGAATACTCTTATAATCATCCATGGCACATCTGAATGATAATCCATTATTCATCAATCTAATGCTAGTGCCAGTGGTCAAACCATGACTTCCAATGTTAAGAGTCATGATACCAGTTGAACCAGTATACTGAGCATCATAAACGTCGAAGAAGACGCTCTTAGAGGTGCCTACGTTAACAGTAATGGTATCATCGCTTGTAGCGGTTATAGCGGTGTTCACACCCGCTACAGGGTCTGTTGAGCGAGGATATGAATGTGTAGTGCCATTATCATCTAAAGCACATGTGAATACTAATGCACTTGTACCAATACCAACAGTATCATCAGTGGTATAAGTATGTCCTGACCCTACAGTTAATTTTAAATCACCAGTTAAAGGATTATAGGTAGCAGCAGTTGGAGTAATAGATCCAATTCCAGTTACCGTGATACTTGTAACACCTACGCTATCAAATGTATGAAGATAATTACCACCACTAATAACACAACTAGTTACACCACTAACAAATTGATGTAAGTAATCACCACCAGAAACTATAGCATTTGTAGCAGCACGTTTAAAGGTGTGTGCATATTGATCGCCAGGACCAGCAACACCAACATTAACTGTAATTTGAGTAGTTGATGTTGAAGCAACAGCTACTGCACTATTATATGCTGGATCCTTACCTCTAGGATAGTAATGAGTTGTTACACCAGAATCAATAGCACATGTCATTCCTAATCCAGTGAAGATAACAACACTCGATTTACCTGTAGCATTGAATCCATGAGCACTAGCAGTAGTAACTGTCATAATACCAGTGGAACTAGTATATGCTGCAGTAGATATAGAAATAGGAGCAGCATAATCACAAGTAAATGCAATACCTGATAATTTAACTGCTTCTCCTACCTGCAATCCATGCTCTTGATGAGTGGTAACTGTAGCTAAACCAGTCAATGAACTATATCCAACATTTGAGATATCTACAGGTGCATAGAAGACGTGTGGATTTGTAATTGCAATTCCAGTAATACCACCATTAACAATTTGTGCTGTGCCAATTGCAACATAATTTGCTGCATACAGACTAGATGTTTGAATAGCAACATTAACTGTAGTTTGAATACCAAGTCTATATCCAGAACCACTAGTTCCCATCCCAACAGATTGAATAGTTCCAGCAGCAGATACAACTGCTGTTCCTCCTGCAGCAACTAATGGTTGTAAACCAAATCCTTCAGTAGATCCAACTGAAACAATAACTCCACCTGTAGGAACATTGGCATTGTTAACATCATAAGTAGCAGAACTTGCGGTTCCAGTAAAGAAGATACTAGAAATACCAGCACTTTCTTTTAATTCATAATCTTCTTCTTCTGATTGAATTCCTTCAGGACCTTGGAAGATGCTGTTAATCAAAACTACAGCATTACTTGTAGAGAATCCAGTAGCATTAGTTCCACCATCCTTAGTTAAAGTAAAGGTTTTGGCAATTCCAGTAAATTCATTAGAAATATCATCAAAGACAATATTATTAGCATAAGTCTCAGCAGCAGTATTTGTTTTTCCACTTCTCATAAAGGTTCTACCTTGGAAAGTAGAATGTGTAGAAACACCCACCCAATCTCTGTCATCAGGTTGATTAGTTGTTGAACTTATAGGCTCAAGTCCATAAGGTGCGGAAACAAAGTGAATTTTATTTTCACGAATATTATAATTACCTTCAATAATTTGAACCAGAGCTCCAGAAGTATGAGTATCTCTTCCTGTTCCCATCCATTCCCTATCAACAAGAATTATATTTGTACTTCCAAGACCAACAGTGTTGATCTTCATGATCTCATTATTAATCTGCACCAAGTTTCCACTAAAGAATGATGTTATTCCACTAAAGGTAACTTTATCATCTAAGAGTGCAACATTCTTAGCAAGAGTTGTTGTAACAGATCCACCAACAATAGGCGATTGTATTAGATTATCAATTGCAATAATAGCCTTTGCATTTTGATTATGTGCTGTAAAGGAGTGAGAAGTTCCTACACCAACAGCATTAAGATTTAAAACTTCTGGTGTTGCAAGTAATGCATTAGTGGCACTAGCAGCAAGTCTAATCTTATTCTCATCTACTTTAACTGCATACACTGTAGATGGTAGTTTGGTAGTGCTTCCAATACCAGCTATAGTTGATGTACCAATTCCAATTGCTTGAGTTGTTCCTGATCCAGCATAAGAATAAGTAAGTTTCTCTCCACTAACAAAGTAGTGATCTGGAATAGTAATAGTATCTGCGGAAAGATTGATTATTGTTGAATCACTTCCATTAACAAATCTCTGGAATATTGGTTTTTCATTATGAAGTAATCCAAAGGTTCTCTTAATGTCAACATGAGTTCCTCTGTATGAACCATAGGCTGAATTTATTGATCCAGTTTGAAGATCAATAGTAGTATTATCAACATCATCCTTAACTAGACTTAAAACATTCTGGAAGACTCTTACCTGAACCTTAATATTATGATTAGGAATAAAGGTTAAATGCTTTCTATCGGAACCATCAATATTTGCACCAATAGTTCCTAGACCAGTAGTATGTAATTGAACATTACCATATTCAGTTAAAGCATTATAATCACCATCATCACAAGCAATAACTTCACACATCTCATATCTCTTATTAGTTGTATCCTCTAATTGAACAACATAATAAGCAGCATGGGAATCTGCATGATATTCTGCGATTGTGTTTATACCAGGTGTTCCTGAAGCAGCAATAGATGTATACCAAGAATCTAGAAGTCCAGTGCTTAATTCTGTAGCAGTTCCTACTCCAGTCGCAGTTGAAGTGCTACTAGCAATAGAAACACTAAGAGCACTTACACTATGTGCTACACCAACAGCAGAATCAGGAGTGAAGTCAATTTTTATTCTAGATCCATCAAGATAAGAATAATATGTTCCTAGTCCACCAACACTATAAGGACTATTATTATTATCAGATAACTGACCATACTCAACCATATCAACAGTTGATCCATCGTGAATAAGATTGAGTTCATCAAATTCATAATAGGAACCATCATCTGCTCCAATCTCAACAATAACCTTAGCAGAACGATAAGTAGATGCAATTCCAACAATAGTTGTTGCACTACTACTTCCATTAGAAATAGCAGTATGATGAGAATTGATATGAACTATACTTCCTAACGCAGTGCTGCCTATACCCGTCGTGAAGGGGTTTAAATCATGTGCAACATAGGTAACATCATAATTATTGTTTTTATACTTAATTGGGTAGAATAGAAGTTGTCCTTCAGTTCCACTTACCTTCCAATCAAAAGAACCTAAGTCTGGATGAGTCTCTACTCTACCATATTGATTAAGGAATCCATTAACTCCATCATGTAATAAAGCTACTACAAGGACCTGTCTTTCTTGAGTATATCTTGTATCTCTTACATACGTAAAGAACTTTCTTGCTCTTGTTACGGCTAATCTATCAGCATTAATAATAGAAAATGGAGTTGATCTAGGTTTATGATTAAATGAATCACTAAAGTCATCAATAATAAGAACTCTATTTCCCACAGATTCGTAATAATCACTTAATACTCTATTCTGGAAAACGATCTCATTAGAAACTAATGCAGTTCCTAATATTGAAGTTTCTTCAGATGCTAGATCAAACGTATAAACACAGTTTAAATCTCCTTCACCCTCTAAATCAACAGTAATGTCAATATTAGTACTTGTAGTTGCAATACCAACACCACCAAATGCCTGATCCTGTGATTCTATAATTAAATCAGAGAATTTTAAGAATCCTGAAGCATGGTTTAATGAAGTAACTGGTTCATTCCAAGTCTCATAAGGAACCTTAGATTTTAGAGAATATGAGAAATATTGGTAATAGTTATTATCAGGTATTCTCTGAACATTATTATTCAAAATACCAGTATCATATATCCATCCCTTATTGACATTCGAACTAGATCCTAGTTTTATATAAGAATCAAAATCAATTTTTTTCTTAACAACTCCTTGAGTCCGTGAAGTTTCTCCTGTTACAATATCACCAACTTTAAAATCACTAGTTGATCTAATTTTAAGATTTTCAACTTTACTATTCCAAGTCTCAACAATTCCTTCACCAGAAGGAGAAGCAACCTTTTCACCTATAAAGTAATCATTTGACTTAAGTTGAATATCAAAAATTGGGAAATCTTTTTGAGGGATTATTCTACCAAAAGAACCGGAAGAATTAAACATTCCAGGATACTCATTTGTTTCCAGAACACTGGACATATCATAAGTGATTGATCCCTTCGCTCCACCAAGTTTTTCCTCAATAGCAGTAACAGGGAATAAAGCATAATTATATGCATCTGAATTATATCCTTTTGCTGTTGTTCCAACACCTACACTTATATTTTCAATTAATACTTTATCACCTACTGCAATTGGGAAAATATCACTAAAGCTAGTATTAATTCCAGCAGTTACAATTCCAGGAGTGCCAGTGCTATAAGTTATTGTATTAATACCAATTCCATTTGAGTTTTTAATTGGAATAATAGTTGGAAGAACATTATGCATTCCATAAGTATTCTGAAGTATCTTAACTTGGGTTGATCCAACTTTATAGTCAAGAATTACGTCATCAACTACTTCTCCAGTATATCCATCTAAAACAACTAAATCAGGATCAGTTAGATAATTCTTACCACCAGAGGTAATACCAATACGATTAAACGATGTCAGAGGTTCCATTGTAAGAATCTCTGGAAGATTGAGAGAAGGACTTAATGTATAATCCGTAGGATAATCAAATCCAATATCTTCAATAGTAGTTTTTTCAATTTGTCCAATTGAAAGACTATCAATCTCTAATATACCATCCTTTCCATATGCAGAAGATATAGTGCTAACTCCAGGAGTATATTCATACCCCTTTCCTGAATTAAGAACTTCTATTGAATCAATTGCACCATAAGCAGTTGAAGATGTATTAGTATAATAAAGGTTTGCAGTAGATGAACTATAAGAACTAGATTCGGGGTAAGATGATATATTAAATTTAAATGTAGTTGTACCAAGTCCTACAATTCGATGAGATCCAGTATACTTACTGTTAATTAAATTAATTTGATTGTAATTAAAGACATCAGTGTCAATTACTATTTCCTTTTTAGCATCTGCAATTAGATCTTCATTTACAACATCCAATTTATAATAAAGATTCTCAGGAACATTATCATTTAAGAATAGTGAAACAGCAGCATCTGCGGATAATCCAACTGTACCTGCTCTAACAACTTCAAAATCACCAGAAGTTCCAGTTGATTCAAACTCAAATTCAAAATTAGGATCTTTATAGAAATTAAGAGCAAATGCTGAATATGTAGTAAGTCCTATCTTAGATGCTAATGAAGAATCACTTAAATTAAACTTAACTGTTTTATTCTTGTAAATATCAAGTTGTGGATTAATTAAAGATATAGTTCCTGCTTTAGCACTAGTAATGTTAATATAATTTGGAATATTTAAATTCAAATCATATCTAGTTGCACAGAGTCTAATCTTACTAGATGTATATGGAAGAACATAATATATTCCTTCATTCAATAATCCACCAGAAGGAGTTGAAGAAGTATAAACAACTTTATCTCCTTTACTTAAACCATGGTTAGAAATGGTAATTGTGCTATTTGAAGTATCAACACTACCAGCAACCCAAGTTTGTGGTTTAAATACAGCTCTTCTATTAGAATCATCATACTTAACCGTTATAGTCTCTGTATCCTTAGGAAGAGCAGTAAATTGAACATTATCACCTAAACTCAATCCATGAGTAGAAGCAGTAGAAACAGTAACAATATTCTGTCCGATTTCACCACTTATAACAAGATCTTTCTTAGTAGTGAAACTATGATAATCTCCTATACCAAAGTTTTGGAAATATGGTAAACGTTGTGTAGTTGTTGATCCAACTCCCACAAATACTCCAGTAGTTCCTAATCCAACTTTAACAGTTGAAACTCCAATGAAATCTCTTCCAAAATCAGCAATGTATAAATCCTGTGCTTCTGGTAATGCAAAAGTAGTCCCTGAGGTAATTCCGGTAATAGGATGCCAACACCCTATTCCAGTTCCACCATGAGTTGAATATCTAACCTTGTCTCCAGTTTTTAATCCATGATTAGGAATATAAATCTGACTATATGGAACAAATACTTGAGTTGCTCCAATACCTGGCATTGAGAACGTTGCAGTTGATCCAATTCCCGCAATTGCTGATGTTCCAATACCAACAGATTCATTAGGATCAAAATAAATCTCTCTATTCGCAGAATAACTATAATCTGTTTTAACTCCAGTA